CTGCAGCGTCATGACGGCAAGGTCACTGTGACCATCGACGGTATCGCGGCCTCGGCCGCCTCTTATGTCGCCATGGCAGGCGACGAGATCGTCATGCCTGAGAACGCCTTTCTGATGATCCATGACCCGTCCGGGCTGGTGATGGGCACCGCAGGCGACATGCGGGACATGGCTGAGGCGCTCGACAAAATCGCGGGCAGTCTGATCAAAGGCTACGCCGCGAAATCCGCGAAACCCGACGATGAGATCGCCACGCTGATGGCGGCTGAAACCTGGTTCGATGCCGCCGAGGCCGTTGAGGCCGGACTTGCCGACCGTGTTGCCGAGCCCGTGCGCATCGCGGCGCGGTTCGACACTGCCACCTTCCGCAATGCGCCGCCGCGTCTGATCCAAGCAGCGACGGACGACCCGGCAGAGGACGCCCCACCTGAGCCTGAAGCTGTAGAGGACGAAATCGATACGCCAATCGTGGATCCGCCTCCGTCTACAGAGCCAGATCCAGTCCCTGATCCAGACACAATCCGCGCCGAAGCCATGGCCCAGGCCAAGGCGGTCGTCGATCTTTGTCGCCTCGCGGGGCAGCCGCAGATGGCCGCTGCTTTTCTGGAACAGAACACCAGCCTTGAGGCCGTGCGGGCAGCGCTGCTGGAGGCGCGCGCCAAATCTGAACCCGACATCTCCGCCGCCCATCCGCAGCCCGGATCGGGCTCCGTGGCAAAACCCTGGGGCGATGTCATCGCCCGCACCTTCAAGCGCAAAGGACAGTGACACATGCCCACGCTTTCCGAAACAACCCATCCCGGCGGCTTTCTCGTCTGGGAGGCCTTCCGCGATTACACCCGCGAGGTGGTGACCATCGCCGCTGGCGACCTTTCCCCCGGCACCGTGCTGGGCCGTATCACCGTCTCTGGCAAATACGCAGCCCACGATCCCGGTGCCACGGACGGCACCGAGACCGCCGTCGCCGTGATTTGGGGCAAGGTCGATGCCACCGGTGGCGATGTCGAAGCGGTCGTGCTCCTGCGTGGTCCCGCCGTCGTCAATCGCCACGATCTCGTCTTCGCCGGGACCCCAACAGAGCCCGAAATCGCCGCCGCGCACACCGCGTTGCTTGCGGCCGGCATTCTCGTCCGCTGATCTACCTCACTCCTGAAAGGAAACACGATGGCCACGATGGATATCTTCGAAGCCGATGCCTTCTCGGTCATCGAGCTCACCCGCGCGCTGGAAAATATCCCGTTCAAACCGGCGCTTCTCTCCAGTTCAAACCTCTTCAGCCCGCGTGGCGTACGCGCCCGCACCGTCGTCATTGAGAGCCGCGATGGCACCCTGTCGCTGATCCCATTCTCGGAACGCGGCTCCGCCTATGAACAACAAGTGCCGGAGCGCCGCGACATGCGCGCCTTTGTGTGCCGCCAGTTCAAGAAACAGGACGTGCTCTGGGCCTCCGAAATCCAGTCGGTGCGCGACTTTGGGTCGGAATCCGCCACCCAGCAGGTGCAGACCGAGGTGGCCCACCGGTTGCGACGCTTGCGCCAGGATGCCGAAGCAACCTTCGAGTATCACTTCCTCAACGGCATTCAGGGCATCGTGAAAGACCCCAAGGATGGCGCGACGGTCATCGATTATGCCGCCGAGTTTGGGATCACGCCTGCGGCCGAGATCGACTTTGATCTCGATAATTCCTCGCCGGGCTCCGGCGCGTTGCGCAAACGCTGTCAGGCGTTGATCGAAAGCGTGGAAGAAAGCCTCGGCGGGCTTGCAGCAGGGGCGGTCATGGTGCGGGCGGAATGCGGTTCTGCCTTCTTTGCGGACCTCGTGGCCCATAAGGAGGTGCGAGAGACCTATCTGAACACGGCCGCAGCGGCCGATCTCCGCGGTCGCGTGGCCGACGAGGTCAGCTTTGGCGGCATCACCTTCCGCCGCTATCGGGGCAGTTCCGCCTTCGGCGTGCCGACCGACAAGGCGTATTTCTATCCAGAAGGCGTCGAGGGGCTCTTCGAAATCTACCACGCCCCGGCCGACACCTTTGAAACGGTGAATACCCTCGGCCTGCCGCTCTACGCCCGCACCATCCCGGACCGGGATCGTGATGAATGGGTGCGGCTCGAGATCGAGAGCAATCCGCTGCCGATCTGCACCCGTCCGCAGGTGCTGCGCTCCGCACGGCGGACCTGATGGACGCCTTTGCCGCGGCTCTGGATGCACTCTTCACAGACGCGCATCTCGGCCGGGACGTGGTCTACACCGCCGATGGCGGCGCGCCGTCGCTGGTGCGCGCCATCCTGCGGCGGCCCGACGACCTGACGGGCTTCGGCGAGGCGCGCATCTGGTCGGAGACCACCCGACTGGATCTGCGCATTGCCGAGGTGCCGAGCCCGCGTCCGGGAGACCGGATCGAGATCGAGGGGGAGGCCTTCCTCATCCAGGGAGAGCCCGTTCGCGACCGCGAGCGGCTCGTCTGGACCGTCGACCTGCGGCCAGCCTGAAAGCGATGAAGCTGAAGCTCGACATTACGCCCGATCTCGTCGCCGCCATGGCGGCTGAGGTGAAGGCCGGAGAGAAAGCCGTGACCGCCGCCATGCGTGAGGCCGGCACCGGGCTCAAGACCGCCTGGCGCGGCCAGATCACCGGCGCCGGGCTCGGACGCCGGCTTGCGAATTCGATTCGGAACCAGGCCTACCCAAGAGCCGGCGAGAGCCTGAACGCCGCAGCGCTCGTCTGGTCCAAGGCGCCGGTGATCGTCGGCGCCCACGACACCGGTCCGCTGATCCGTTCGAAGGACGGCTTCTGGCTTGCGATCCCGACCGCGGCCGCCGGGCGGGGCCTGCGCGGGGGCAGGATTACCCCCGGTGAGTGGGAGCTCCGCCGCGGCCTGCGCCTGCGCTTCGTATATCGCCGCCGGGGACCGAGCCTGCTCGTCGCGGATCGCGCCCGTATCAACACGCGCGGTCAAGCGGTGGCCTCGCGCGCGAAAACCGGCCGCAACCAGGTCACCGCGCCGATCTTCCTGTTGGTCCCGCAGGTCAAACTACCCAAGCGGCTCAACCTCGACCGCGACGCTGAGCGCGTGCTCGACAGCGTGCCGGGGTTGATCGTGGCGAACTGGGTGGAGGGCCAATTCTCAATTTAGAGAGATTTCCGGCTCAGGAGGTGAAGCTATTTGGTCGTTCGGTATTTTACCCAAAGCGGACCTTGATCAGTCAGCACGATGTCGAAAAGGTACCCATTTTCGACGCCAGCAAGGCGACGCTCGAGGAACGTGATGCTTTGCTGTTCAAGATACTTGTAAAAGGCTTGTATTGCTTCGTTGTGCGTCCGAGCCTTCTTGAAAAAGATCGCTGTATCCTTGGATTTACCATCCCCGGAATGGGCGATCCGAACCGAAAATAGCTGCGACAGCTTCGCGCCGTCCATGCTTGCAATCGCTATCCAGTTCTCGATCTTTGAGAGGTTGCCAGTGCCGGAGATTACCAACTCCCAATCCAATGCGGCGCAACGCTCGATCGCGCTCCGGGCCAAAGACAGTTCTTCGGACATCGATGCTGACGGTATGCCAATCGAACCAGTTAAAAGTTCTCCGCTCGATACAAGAAGATTGCTCCCAAAGTTCGGGTGGACGAATTCGCAAAGAGTTGCGTAGTCGTCCTGCGCGCGTTTGTCGATTGCATTGAGAGCCTTAAGCAAGTCGTTCACGTGAAGCCGTTTGATTTCCTTCGGACTCACGTCGCCACCATAATACAACTGATCAACAATCTTTCGATGCTTGCGAATTGATCGGTCGATCTGTTCAAAAGTCTGCTTCTTCTCAATATCGGAGAGTGCCTTCTCCAACGCCTGGCTCTGAAAAGCGAGGGATGCCGTATGCTCCATGAACGCGCGTGCAAGGTTGAACAGCACTACAAGATTTACATTCTCCTCTGCGACGAAAATGCCTCTCGCAATTTCTCGAGTTTTGAAGCGGAAGACCAGCGTCGAGAAAAAGTGCGCGTGCGCTAGATCGTGTAGACGATGAGCAATCTTGACCGCCTCGCTTCCGCCTTCTTGGTCAGGGAGTCGAGATCTCGAACTAAGAAGGAGGCGGTCGAAATCCTTAACGTGTTGCCACAGTTCGTCGTTCTCCACGAGCCTCAATAGATTTGGGTATTCTGCTTTTGTCATTTGTCCCTCAGGTACGAGAAAGAAGTCGGCTGCGACAAACGAAGCCCCGTGGAGCGGCCCCTATGAAAAACCGTAGTGTCTAAAGAGACTTCGCCGCAAGTAGAACGAACCACTTTGCCCACCCCACGCGAAACCATCCTCACCGCGCTGCACGCGCGGCTTTCGGCGCTGTCTGCCACCGCGCTCCGCGGCGAGGTGCTGCCCGAGCGCGTGCCGGCCGAGGGCCTGCTGATCCTGCGCGACGGCGAGCCGGGGGAGCCGGAAGTCACGCTGTCGCCGCTCGCCTACCACTACCAGCACCGAGCCGAGATCGAGGCGGTGGTGCAGGGTGCCGACCGTGACGCCGCGTTCGACACTCTCTGCGCCAGTATCGGGACAGCGTTTGCCGCTGACCGCACTCTGGGCGGGCTCTGCGATTGGGTCGATGCGGAGGCGCCTCGGCCCGTAGACCTGCCGGTCGAGGGCGCGGCCAGTCTGAAGGCGGCCGTGATCTCGGTCGTCCTGCACTATTCCACGGCCGATCCGCTGGCCTGATCCAACCGACAGAAGGAAACCGATATGGCACGAGCCCAAGGGGCGCGGGCGCAAATGGCGCTTGCGTTCGAGACTGTCTATGGAACGCCACCCGCGAGCGGCTTCACGAAGATGCCGTTTGCCAGCACCACGCTCGGCGCAGAGCAGCCGCTGCTGAACTCCGAGCTGCTGGGTTACGGCCGCGATCCGCTGGCGCCGATCAAGGATGCGGTGACGGCAGATGGCGATGTCGTCGTGCCGCTCGACGCCGAGCCCTTCGGCTTCTGGTTGAAGGCGGCCTACGGCGCGCCGACCACCACCGGGACCGGCCCCTGGACGCACGAGTTCCAGTCGGGCGCGTGGTCGCTGCCGAGCCTCTCCATCGAGACCGGCATGCCCGAGGTGCCGCGCTACGCGATGTATTCCGGCTGCGTCCTCGACCAGTTGACCTGGCAGATGCAACGCTCGGGGCTCCTGACCGCGACGGCGCGACTGGTGGCGCAGGGTGAGACGATCGGGACCACGACCAACGCTGGCACACCCGCCGCGCTGGAACTGAAGCGCTACGGCCATTTCAACGGCGCGATCACCCGGAACGGAACTGCGCTCGGCAACGTGGTCTCGGCCGACATCACCTATGCCAATAACCTCGATCGGATCGAGACCATCCGGAGCGATGGCCGGATCGATGGGGCAGACCCGTCCATCGCTGCACTGACTGGCTCCATCGAAGTGCGCTTCGCCGACAGCACGCTTGTGACGCAGGCGATCAACGGGGATCCTTGCGAGCTCGAGTTTTCCTACAGCCTGCCGTCCGGCGAGAGCTTTACCTTCACCGTGCACGCCGTCTACCTGCCGCGCCCGCGGATCGAGATTTCCGGACCTCAGGGCGTGCAGGCGACGTTCGACTGGCAGGCCGCGCGCGACAGCGTCGTTGGCCGCATGTGCACCGCAACCCTCGTGAACGATGTGGAGACGTATTGATGCTGACACTCGATCTGACAAATGAGCCGCGCTGGCACGACCTCGTGCCGGGTGTGCGTGTGCAACTGCGCCCGCTGACCACTGCGTTGATGGTCGCGACCAGAAGCGATCCAGCCGTGGAGGCGGTGCCGGACGAGTCTTCCGACGAAGAACGTGCCGTGGCCTTTGCCAAGGCGCTGGCGCGGCGGGCGGTGCTTGCCTGGGAGGGCGTGGGCGACGCCGACAGCAACCCCATCGACGCGAACCCGGAAGCCATTGACGCGCTGCTGGATGTCTGGCCGATCTTCGAGGCCTTCCAGCTAGCTCACGTCTCGAAGGGCTTGTTGCTGGAACAGGAAAAAAACGTCTCCGCGCTCTCGCTGAATGGTCCTTCGGCGGGGGCGAGCGATACTGTGACGCCTGCCTGAAAAGCTGCCCGGACTGCCCAGCACGA